TGACCTTAAACAAGTTTCTTCTAACCCAGAAAAAACTGAGGGTGTGGATGCAGAAATTAAGCAACCTTCATTCTTGCAGCTTAAGGACTTCATGGCTCCAATTAACCAATTCGGTGAAATCGGTGCTCTGATTGTGATGGGTAACTACATCTGCCGCGCTCCACGTCGCCAAGGTAAGATTACTGGCATTACAACCGCAAGTTACTAATTTTAACAATAAGAAAGGAACAACATGGCTGTTAAATTAGAGAAAATCAATTTAGTCGATGGTGATGTAACCACTACTGACACCACTCCACGTTTCGCACTCGGTAAAACCTTCGTTGACAGTATGGGTAAAACCTACCGTTACATTAAGGCTACTGCTAAGCTTACTGCTGGCACTAGTGCTGCAGAAGCTGGATTCACTGCCGTTGATGGTCTTACTGCTGTCGCTGGCGGTGCCAAGTTTAATGGAGCTACTCCTGGAACTGGTAGAGGTGCAGACTTAATCGGGCAAATGGTCAAGGTTACTCGTAAAGGTGCCGTACTCGGTGTATTCCCAGTTACCGACGGCGATGGTAAAAATCTTACTATCCCAGAAGTTAAGGTTGGCGATACTCTAGCACTCGTGCCTTACGCACATGGCCTAGCAGGTGGAACTGGAACTGCTGTTACCCCGCTTGTCGATATTAACCAAAACTCTTACGGTTTTGTCTTAGTAGCCTAACCTAGTGGCAAAGTTAAACCCCTCATTTAGAGGGGTTTTTCTTATTTTGTATTGACAAAAGGCTTATGGCATGATACAATGATAATGTCATAACATAACAAACGAGAAAGGAGCATTATGACAAAGAACAATAATCAATTCAAGCAAAAAGTATTAACCGAACAGGATATGAAGATTATTCAGTCCGACCCTACTGGTCTAGCTGACTACGTGGTGCACACTAAGGTAAAAGAAGCTAAAAAAACTGCTTTCATCTTTATCTTAATCTTCACAATCGTAGCTTTTGTGGCCGGCTTAATCACTGGTATGAACATTGCTAAAACATCAATCCCTAACAATGTCGTTACGGTTCAGGTGAGCGGTGATGCCGCAAAGACTACTGCTGGAGTGCAGACCCCAGAGGGAAAATAACAGGCTCTATTGAACCAGCTCAACCACATCCAGTAGAGCCTTGTGAGGTGGTAAGACAATCTGTGTCTAGGTGGAATGACTGGGACATCAATACTATGGTAGCCATCGCAAAAGCAGAAAGTAATTGTAGGCCTGATGCCTTAGGTGATACGACCTTAACATTCCAGAAGAATGGCCGTACCTATGGATACTCCATAGGCGCACTGCAAGTCCGCATTCTGCCAGAACGTGAATGGTGTGAGACTGGAGACTATTATAGATGTGCACATATAATTTGGCAGAGACAAGGATATAACGCCTGGAGTGTGTTTACCTCTGGTAAACATCGCCAATATTTATAGCAAGATATAACAAAAAAGACTTATGTAATTAACATAGGTCTTTTTTAGTGTCTCATTTTATTTATTTTCTAGGCGGATATTTTTGAGCTCTTCATTGGTGAACACTTCTGCTTCGGAATCCTTATTATCGTCTGATGGGTCAAATACGCACAACCCAGTGTCGTCTCCGTTCTCAAGTACATTTTTTTTGATAAGCTCACCACGTATGTATTCTGAGACTACAGCATTATTGGTCTTGCCTAACACGCCTTTTATTAGTTCGAGGATTTCTTCTTTACTTAAATCGTTTGATTTTTCTTTAAGCATATCACATAGGGCGTGAACGCCAGCGAACGCACCATTAACCAGGTGGATAAAAGCCGCATTATTAGGGTCTAAATGATATTTCTTTGACATTAAATCTCTCCTTTGCCATTATTATTGATGACATCAAATGTAATGAGCACTATCATCATTATTATTAAAGCCGCTACCCAATTCATAATTGCATCCCGTATTCTTTCGCTTCTTTAGGGTAATATTTCACGAAGTCTGGATTAACACTGCCGTCGCTTAGATATGGTTGAATTAAGTCCATATCGTGTCGCTTAGCTTGGCTCTCGAGACTGTAGGATTGGAGTTGACTACCAACTACCGCCTGATGCTCAGTTGGAGCATCTTTAGCATCTTTGTAATACTTACCCCCGACTAATATCGCCATATTCTATCCCATCCTTTATTTTCTTAAAGTTCTCATTTCTAATTTCTACTGGGGTTTTTGGCACTATAATGTGGTTAGTACTGGAATGAACTGGCTTTGGTTTACTAAACGGGTCTGTAACCTTAGGCTCTGCAGGTTTCATTGGTGGCTCAGATAGTAGTGATAACCATTTTTCAATATTCATTAGGATTAAGACTAAGAATAGATTGGACAGTAACACTAAGACGAGCAGAATGATAATAACTAAAAGTCCCATTCTCTGTCCTCATACACTAGCGCCATCTTAGTAGTGATTAGCTTAGATATTACAGAGTGGCTATTGATGACTGCCTCACGGATGACAATAGCGGGGTCAATAATCGACATCTTGAACATATTATCACCCACACCATCTTTAAGATTATAACCAACATTCTTAGCAAAGTTTTGTGGTGCTAGGCCAGCATTATCTAATAAATCTAAATAAGGTAGCTCAAGGTATTCTAATCCAGTCTCATGTGCAATATCGCGCAAACATACTCCACCGCCAGCCACTACACCACCAGCAAGAGCTGATTTGGCTGCACAGACTGCATCATCTACACGGAGCTTGACTTCACCACGTTCCACGGCCGATGCACCACCGACATAGATAGTAGCTACATTAGCGGTCAAGCGAGCAATGCGGCCCTCCAAGAATGCACGGTCTTGAGGCTCTGCTTTTGATAATTTTTCCTTAAGTCCCGTTACGACTTCATTGATTTTTTCAGCTTCACCTTTGCCTCCAAGAATTGTCGTCTCTCTCTGGGTTACAACCACACTATCGGCCATGCCAGCATAATCCTTGAGCTTATAATCGGACGGATTACCAGAAAAAACTTCACCGCCAGTATATAATGCAACATCCTTAAGTAATACTTCATAGTTACTACTCTGAGGCTTAATCACACAGGCATCGAACCCTCTATTCATCTCAAGCACCCTAAGAGCATCACCAGTTATATCTGCGAAGAACACAGCCTTCTTGTAATTATGCGTTCTAATATTTTCAAGAAGCGGTAAAATCTCGTCTTGCCTAGTTACAGTAGAAGACAGAACAATTACTGGCACATCGTTCAGTACCGACTTATTGCCGTCTAGGTCGTTGATAAGATTAGCATCAAGATAGCCTGTAGGTAAGTACATACCCTTAACGATGTTGGTCGACACACCAAGAGAACCAACATAGGACACGTTAATACCGCCAAACTCGCCAACCTCAGACACAACGTCATAAATCAATTCACCTAGCCCATCATCACCAGCTGAGATAATACAAGCTCCCTTAAGAAGTTCTGGAGTCAAGTCTTTTTGGGTGCGCTCAGTAATCTTATCGAGGATTATTGGGACGTTGTTCTCAATTTCTTTGGCGACATCTACTGGATTCTCGCCCCTCTTAATCTTATCCATAGCCCACCAGTATAGATGGTTAGATAGAATAGCGGACAAGGTTGTGCCGTCGCCAGCCGTCTCATTAGTACGCTTAGAGGCTTGCTTTACGACCTTAATTGCCATGTCTTGAATAGCATCGGCTACTTCAAGCTCATCAAGGTTGGAAACACCATCGTGGCTAATTGTAGGAGCTGTTGCACGGTGTTCTAACATCACATTACCACCACGACACCCATAAGCTGTTAGAGCCACGTCATAGAGGCTCTTAATGCCTTCTGCGATGCCGTCCTCAAGCTCATTACCAGTAACGATTCTGCGATTCAATGTTGGTTTGCCCATTATTTATCTCCTTTAATTGTAGCTACTACGTCATACTCATCTATGATTGAGAGCGAAGTTCCATCTATGGTAAAGTCTATGCTATCCTCGTCATTAAAGATGACTTTATCTCCGATATGAAAATCGTATTCTGAAAAATCATCATCCCTGCAGACACCTTTAACTACGCCGATAGTTTTACGGTCATACTTCTTACTCTCGGTAGAAAATGAAGAAGATGCTTCTTGCGTAGGCTGAATAAGTAATTTTCCTGATTTCAGTTCAATTTTTTCTAAAAGCATATATTTCCTTTCTCGTTATATTATTTATGGTAATTATAGCACAATACTCAACAACAAAAAAAGAGGCTAGGTGTCCAAGATACGAGAAAGGAGCTCTAGCCTCATTTCTATTATATAAAATGAATCCCCTTTTGTAAAATGTGGAAAAGTCTGTGGAAAAATGAGGGGGTAGGTCATTTTGAGCTAGGGGTGGGTCAAAATGAGCTGGGGGTAGGTCATTTTGAGCTACCTCGCAACAGAGGTGAGGTAGGTCATTTTGAGCTACATAGAATATAAGAATATAAAAAGAATATAGTTGGCGACACAAAAGCTATGAATGTGCTTTTGTTTGCCAAAAAATATATATACAAAAAAAATAGCTTATGCTAATATCAAATTATTAACCATAAGCCAGGAGGCGAAAATGAAGAATGAAAATGGCGAGATGGGTATATCATTTGTGGTTATGCCTATTGAAATACTCCAAAATAAGGAGCTGACAGCATCTGAGAAGATATTGTATTGCTATTTATTATTATTCAAAAAAGGCGTGTGCTATCAAAGTAACGAAAAATTAGCCGAGATTACTGGTTTAGATGTGAGTACAATTAAGCGTGGGCTAAAAAAGTTGTCAGAATTACAATACGTTTTTATTGAATTTATTAACAATAATTCCGCCGCCAGGAGAATCTATATAATCTATGAGAATCCTAAAAAGCTGGTTCATTTAATGAAGAAGGGCTTATTAAAGGCTCCTGCAGATAAGCCAGCAGAAGAGCCTAAAATACCCCAACGGGCCATAGAGGGCAAAGAAGAGCAGCCAAAGTCATTAAATAGCCCACCTTTAAGCCCAAGGCCGAAGCGTGCTGATTTTGCAGAAGAAAAAGATTACGTAGATGCTGTTTACGCCTGGAACACTCAATGATATAATAAAAGTATATAAGCATAAGCTTATAGCACATATTTTTATTTTTTGTAGTTAGACAGGTCTTTTTTTGTCTAACTTACCTCCAAAATTAACTCGTAGCTTTTTCGAAAGCTTAAAACAAAAAGAGTAAAAAATAGCAGTAGCCCACAACCTCGCCAGGATGGGCTACTTTTTTTGTAAAGTCTAAAAAAGATATTGACTATGCCATAAGCCTATGCTATCATAGATACATAAGGAACAAATAACGAGAAAGGAGCCCTTATGAAAATCAATGTAGTGGACAAATCCACAGGAGTAGTCAAAATCCCAGTCTGGATTGTAAAGCCAATCTGGGATATGTCTATCGACCAGATTATTAAACTCTTAGATATCGAAGAAAAGATTCTAGACTACCATTACAATTTTACCTCTGAATATCAAAATGTAGATGACATTTATTCAGAAGAGATTATTGAATATCTAGCAGAGGTGCTATTCGATTACTGCCAATCATCAAAGTTTAACGGCTACTATGAAATCGCAGAGAGGATTATGGAAAAACTTGCAGACAAGATGGCAGATGAGATTCGTAGGTTAGACGAAGATGCAAGGCAATATGCAAACGAAGTAGAAGAAGCTAGGAGAGGACAATACTAAAATGAGTGTTAGTTTATCGGAAGTTTTAGAGAATGCTGGTTATGATATTAAAAATAATGTAGAAGACGCTAGATGGCTACTTAGTCAAGAAGGTGAGTTCTATGATTTACTTGATAGAGCTGGAAGGCTTGAAGATGACTGGATTGAGTATAATGATTTTGTAGATATGAATGAAGAGTTAGGTAACTTTATTAACCCTACTTGGGAAGAATGGAAAGAGGAGAGAAGAAATGGCGACGAGTAAAGATTTAATCAAAATCGTAGACTCTGGTGATAATTCACCATTGCTCTTCGAGAAGATGGGAGAGCTCAAGGAGATTCTTAACCAGAACCCTAACAAGGCTTGGGTTAAAAATCACCCATTTGCTCAGGGAGTATTATATCTCCCTATTGACAAGGTAGAAACTATGTTGGATATGATATTCCAGCAGTGGAGAGTCGAGATTCTAAGCATCAGTCAATTAGCACAAAGTATTTGTTGTACAGTAAGGCTGCACTATCTTAACCCTATTACTAAGGAGTGGAGTTACCATGACGGCGTTGGTGCCGTACCACTGAAAACTGATAAAGGATTCAGTGCAGCTGACCTATCGCACATAAAAAGTGATGCCGTAACCACTGGAGCCCCAGCAGCGAAGTCCTTTGCTATTAAGGACGCTGCAGAGCACCTCGGGAAGTTATTTGGTCGCGACCTTAATCGTAAAGACACGGTAGCTTATAAAAGCCTTTATGGCAATGCGTCTGATGAGGACTGGGTGGCTGAATTAGAGAGTGTGAAAAGCCTTGATGAACTCCGCAAAATTTGGAATAAGATTCCGAAAGAGATTCAGGCTGATGAGGAAGTAATTGCAACTAAAAATACTATGAAGACAAAATTAAAATAATAGTTGACTATGCCATAAGCCTATGCTACAATCATAGTATAAATAAAACGAGAAAGGAGCAAATATGAAAGTACTTAAAATAGAACAAAACTCTGATGAGTGGCTAGAGTTCCGCAAAGGTAAGTCTGGCGGTTCAGAGTTAAAAGACCTTTGGGGGGCGGCTATGCCACTCAAGAGTGTCATTTTGGACAAACTAATCAAAACTAGCAGGCCAATCCCTGACAGCAAACATCAGACCGTGCCAGAGTTGGCTGCGCTACTTACGCCAGAGGAACTAGCTGAACTCAAGTTGAAAGGTAATCCGAAGAAACGTTATTATGAGATGTTAGCCGAGAGGGTCGCTAGACCGCTAACCCCAAACGATTATGCAGACCAACTTAATGGGGAAAAATTCACGATGATGGCACGAGGCCATATCCTAGAACCAGTCATCGCAAAAGCATTCGCCAAAAAATACAAGAAGAAACTAGATGCTGATAGCGTAGTTTGGGTAGATGACGACAACCCAAACTCTTATATTAGCCCAGACCGCACAATCACAGGTAAAGATGGCAAGGTCAGAGAGGCTATCGAAATTAAGGCTTTAGATTCCGCCAATGTACTTGAGATTTGGAAGACCAATGAAATTCCTAATGAGTATATGCCACAAATCGTCAAGTATTTTATGATTAACGAAGACTTAGAGACACTATACTGGGTAGTTGGCACCGACCTTATCCCAGGCTTGGAACTACAAGTATTCCCAGTTAAACGAGCTGATGTTGAGGACCAAATCCGTGAGATTAAAGCATTCGAACTCTGCATTTTAGCTATGGCGGATGAAGATGTAAAAAAGCTTGATGCGTTAGCTGGGTTTTAAGGAGTGATATGTTTGATGCTAATACTTATAGGTATGGTCTTCACGAGTATACTGACAAGCTGTATAAAGAGTGTGAAAGATTATGGAAGTTATATCTTGATGTTTCGCATGAGAGAGATAGGCTACTAGAAAGAATAAAAGAAATGGAGCGGAAAAATGAAAACTGAAGAGTATGTACTACAAATGGCTGAAAGCTATGACCATAATTACATTGAGGTCAGAGGGTGTGATGGAGGTTATTCTACGAGTAGCTATATAAATGATATAAAGCATTATGATAGTCTTAAGTTAGCTCAATTAGCTGTAGAGGCTTTGCATTGTCGGAAACCTAAGATGAAGGTAAGAATACTTAGGCTTACACTTGAAGAAGTAAAATAACCTATTGACATGCCATAAGCCTAGTGATACAATAGAACTATAGTCAATAACGAGAAAGGAACAATATATGCAAAAGAATAGACAAGTATTAAGAATTACCGCTTACTACATCCCAACAGATTGGGGTATTAAGATGGAAGGCAAGAATATTATTGTCTGGGCATTATATCGACGTAGCGATAGTGATGTGAACTACCAGTTCTACGGAGACGATGCGGACGCTTATCAATCCTTTGAAGAAGCTGGTTTTACTAAATCATGTGAGGTATCCAGTTTTGAAGAAGCTAACAAATGGATTGAAGAGAACGTGATGATGAACATCGAGAGATAGCCTATGAAGACTAAAAATAAGAACAAAGACTGTGGTAACAGAATTAAAGGCCTTGATAAGGTCGCAAAGGAGATGAACGGTGAAGATAGATGTTAAATATATTGAAGAGCCTGCCACTAAAGTCAAAGTGAGCTTTAAGGAAGCAGGACAAAGAGGTGGCTCTGCAAAAGTCCCAAAAGGATTCGCCAAGATGAATAAAGCTAAGCGAATCGCTGCCGCAACAAAAGGTGCTATGAAAAGATGGGGAAAGGAGAATGTTAAAAATGATTAACCGAAGAGATATTTACGATGTAGTTGTACTTATATTGTTAGTAATCTGCAGTATTATAGCTTTTGTGAAACTTATTATTAGTGGAGATGCAATCTTTGGATGGTGCGGTCTCACTCTATATATCCTATTTGCTATAAGTATAATTAGGCGATGGGATGAGGAGTAGTAAGGCAGAATGCCCCATAGAGGATGTCGAGTGTGAGAATTTCCACAAATGGTTAGACCGTTATGAGTTCCCTCACACTCATATCCCGAATGAAAGCAAGAGCCAAACAAAAGCGGCAATAATCAGGGGTAAGAAACTTAAAAAGTTGGGAGTAAGCCCAGGATGCTGGGATTACGAGATTTACGTGCCGATAATGGACCTAGATGAATCAGTTGGCGGATACGAACTTGTGAAACTAGAGATGAAGCGAGCAAAGAAGAGCTTATCTACTGTTTCTAAGGCCCAGAAAGACTGGGGAAAGACTTACGAGCTAGCTGGTATCACCAAGTTCATCTGTTATGGTGCTGCGGAAGCCGAAGCTAAGATTACTGAAGTTTACGAGACAATTAACCAGATAAAGTTGAAAGAAAAACCTATTGACTTTTAGCTTATGGCATAGTACAATGATGATGTAGGTAATTAGATACACCTAGAAAAACCTACACCTAAAATATGACCTTTTGAATACAAGTGTATGTGTATTTATCTTATAATAAGTTGAGAGCTTATATGTTCAAAA